AAGCAATTGAAGAATAGGTATAATGATCCTACTATCTTCAAGAGATTTGTGGTGGGTATTGATAGGGCAAAGATGAGATTATATGATGTAGAACAAAACGCACAAAATGATATTCTTGACAATGGTAAGGAAGAGGAGTATAATCCTCATGAAGAAAAAACACCTAAAAAATCATTCGCAGGATTTAAATTTAATGAGTAAGCAAGTAGATACCCAAAAATATACTGAGTTTGTAGACGCAGTAACATCTAAAGAATCGAATGATTATATTTCATTCAACTCTAGGTGCTTTGAGATACAGAAAGATCCTGACGGAATTCCTGTTCATCGTTTACTAACTGCTGCTCTTGGCATTTGTGCTGAAGGTGGTGAGTTTACTGAAGTAGTAAAGAAGATGGTATTCCAAGGTAAACCTGTGAATGATGAGAACATCTTTCATATGAAGAGAGAACTTGGAGATATAATGTGGTATGTTGCTCAAGCTTGTATGGCACTTGATACAGACTTCAATGAGATTATTGAAATGAATGTTGAGAAGTTAAAGGCAAGATATCCTGGTGGAGAGTTTGATGTCCACTATTCAGAAAACAGAAAGGAAGGTGATGTATGAATTATGCATTATTGAGTGTATCAAATAAAGTAGGTATTGTAGATTTCGCAAGATCTCTAGTTGATTATGGATATACTATTATTTCTAGTGGTGGAACACATTCTGTAATAGCAGCAGAAGGTATACCAGTAACTAAGGTTTCTGATTATACTGGATCACCTGAGATTCTTAATGGAAGAGTAAAGACATTACATCCAAAGATTCACGGTGGTATTCTTGCACAGCGTGGTAATCCTGTGCATGATATGGATCGTAATGCAAATGATATTGGATTGATTGATATTGTTGCAGTAAACTTATACCCATTCAAAGAAACAGTTGCTAAACCAGATGTAACTCTTGCAGAAGCAATAGAGAATATTGATATTGGTGGTCCTAGTATGGTCAGATCAGCAGCAAAGAATTATAAGGATGTTGCCGTAATGACTAATCCACATCAGTATGGAATTTATATGGATTCAATAAAAGGTAATCTATCGATTAAACCTGAAGCTTTAAGAACGCAATTTATGTTAGAAGCATTTAGACATACTGCAGAGTATGATGCTGCTATTAGTGCTTGGATGGAGATGGGTAACTTCAGGGGTAAAATAAATACTTGAAAAGTATTTAAATGGCAGGGCAGCAGGGATTTGCTTACGAGAGTAGAGTCCACAATAAATTAAAAAGTGGTGGATATGTTCCTGCTGGATTTTCTCCTGCAGGATCTAATCCCAGTGCTCCTGATGCGATGTTTATGTATGGTGGAACTACACATAAATTAGAAGTTAAATTAAATATGGCAGCAGACTACGGTCAAGGCACTTTAAATTATAGTCAAGGTGTTTGGACTTTAGGTGGTGCTAATACTGCAGCAGCACAAGAATTAAGAACTTTAATGAGAGCAGTTGGTGTTGAACCTTTTGTAAATCGAGTATGGGGAGTTCAAGGTCCTCCAAATAAAGGAACGGTAATACCTGCACAATTTACTCAAGCAATGGTGACTGAAGATTATAGAAAGTTTGCTGATAAATTTGTAGCAATACCTTCATCAGCATTGCATAGTTATTATGCTGCTAAGGGAACATATTATATTCAAGTAGGTGGATATGGACTTTATTATATGGCAGCAAATCCAGCAGGATTAAATATTCCGCAATTTACACCAGGTTTAAGAGTAAGAATAAGAACAAAAAGGGGTGGTAGTACACCCATATATAATTACAGATTTACTACAGCACTTCAGGTAACACAAAGACCTGCTAGATCTTCTGTAGATATAGATCGTAATCTTGATTTCTTGGTTGAATAATGAATAATTTGATAGATCAACTCATTATTGAGTTTAAAAAAATGAAAGGAGTTAAAGGTAATATATTTGAAAATTTCTTATCTTTTGTGCATTTATGCTTAACAGATGGTAAAGATGATAAATATAAGGTAAAGAAGACTCAAATATTAGAATATATTGTTGCCAATCGGCAATCAATTAAATCGAAATTAATACAAAACTGATGAAATCTTTTTCACAATTTTTAACTGAAACTACTGCTACTCAACAGGCTGCTCGTCTAGGATTAGAGGGTGATGGGCATGGTGGGTGGTATGATAGGTCTACTGGAGAGTTTGTTGCAAAAACCGAAAAGGGAAGATTAAAGTTTTATAATAAGAGACAAAAGGTAGGTGCTCAAGATCCAGCACAATCCGAGAAAGAAAAGAATCTATCATCACCTAATACTCAGGCTCCACCTGAAGAACAACAACCAGAACAGGAAGTAGCACCTGAACAAGAGCAACAACCTTTACCTGTTCAGAGTCCTGATCTTGCTGCTGGACCTCCACCAGTTCCTAAAACTAAAGGAACATTAACACTTGCATTCGGTAGATTTAATCCACCACACGCAGGTCATCAACAATTAATGGATATTGCTGCTGCTTCGGCTGAAGAACAGGAGAGTGATTATATTATTGTTCCTTCTCGTAGTTATGATAAGAAGAAGAATCCATTAGACGCTGATACTAAGATTTCTATGATGAGGCAGATGTTCCCTCAACATAGTGAGAGAATTATTAATGATACTGGTAATAGAACTATCTTTGATGTTTTAAAGAAAGCTCATAATGATGGGTATGCAAATGTAAGAATAGTTGCTGGTGATGATAGAGTAAAGGAATTTGATAAACTATCTCAAAATTATAATGGTACTTTATATGATTTTGAAGGATTGGAAGTTATATCTTCTGGGGAAAGAGATCCTGATTCTGATGGTGTAGAAGGTTTATCTTCATCAAGGATGAGATTAGCAGCGATGGAAGGTGATTTTAAAACTTTTCGTTCTGGTTTACCTGAAGATGTTCCTAGAAAACAAGCAATGACTTTGTTTGATACTGTTCGTCAGGGAATGGGTGTTGATGAAGTTAAAGAGTGTTGGAACATATGGGAAATAGCACCTAAAGATGATCCAGAAAACTTACGTGAAGCATACATTAAAAAAGAAGTTTTTGATATAGGAACTAAAGTTGAAAATGTAAATACTGGTTTAATTGGTAGAATTATTCGTAGAGGTGCGAATCATTTGATCTGTGTAACAGAAGATAATATAATGTTTAAATCGTGGATTAAGGATGTAACCGAAGCAGTAGTAAACGGAACTACTATATCTGGTGTTTCTTCAGATAATAGACTAGTTGGCACAGATAAACATCTTAAGTATGTTGCCTCTATGGTTCCTGGAGCTACATGGGGAATAAGTTTCATAAATAAATACAAGGTAAGAAAAAAGTCGTAGTGAAGTTTTCCAATGAGTAAAAATATCGTTGAAGAATTACCAGCAAGAAAACATGCTCCTGTTGCAGCACCTGAGGCTAAGAAAGAAGGTGGTAAGCCAGAAGCAAAGAAAGGTGGTGGATCTGTAGAGGAAGGTTCTGAGAAGAAAATTCGTCAGGCTGTATATGATATAAGATATCGTGCTCGGAGAGAAGATATTGATCTTAAAGCTGCTTTTGCTCAGTATATGTCTAATAGTAATTTAAGTCAGGCAGAAAGAACTGCTGTTAGAGCTAAGTTATTTGGTAAAGAAGGTGGTGGTGTGAAAGAGCAATTTACTACTGGTGCAGATGAGTGGGCTACTGATAATGTAGCAAACGCATTATATAAGGTATTTGTTGAAAACGAAGAGAATAAAGAAATAGAACTTGCATATCTTCAGCAATTAGAAGAGCAAGAAGGTGGTAAGTATAAGATAAGAGTTAAAGATAAGAATGGTAAGACATATGTAAGGTATGCTGACCGTGCTAAGATCACACAACTTCGTTCTAACCCAAATATCGAATCTGTTGAAATGACTGATCATGGCGAACCTTATGAAGGTGAGCGTAAGAAGGGAACTCAAACTGCCAAATCTAAAGGTGGTGGCAAGTTAGATCCTGTTGGTAAGGAAGATGCTGATGTGGATAATGATGGTGATGTTGATAAGAGTGATAAGTATTTACTAAAACGTCGTAAGGCAATTGGTAATGCTATAAAGACACGAGCAGAGGCATTTATCGCTGATGGAACTATTTCTACTGAACCTAAAGGTAAAAAGGTAGGTGAAGGTGCTGTTGACAATTATAAGTCTGGTGCTGTAAAGGTTGCTCCAGAAGATAAGTCTGAAGAGAGTTCTAAGAATGCTGCTAGAGGTGGCATCTATGCTTCATTCGCACATCAGAGAATGCTTAAGAATCTTGCAGAGAAAAAGGCATTAGAAGAAAAGAAAGCAGAAGAGAAAGTTGAAGAGTCAACTATTAATACTGCTGATTGTGAGAAGAAGCCTGAAGAGAAAAAGGATATGCGTGGATATTATGCTAAGATCAATACTATTAAGAATAAGATTCGTTCTATGGGTGCTAAGAACCCTATTGTTATGGCCGATCCTGATGAAGTTGAAAAATCTTGGGATAAAGGTAAAAAAGATGATGAAGTGAAAGAAGAGAGAACTGCTGCTGATCCTGGAGCACCTGCCAGAATGGGTAGATATGATCCTAAGTTGCCAAGTGGTTTAACACCAACAGAAGGATCTCAAGTTCAACAAGAACCAACTCCAAAAAAAGGACAAGGAAAGAAAAGGTATAATCCTTTTAAAGATGGTAGAACACCAACCAGTGCTTCACAAACAACTGGTCCATAATGTGCTATAATGAGTGAAGTTATTATTACACCAGATTATGATGGTCTATATGATGACTGGTTCGACCCCCCTATGGAGATTAAAATGAAAATGAATGAAGACATTGTGATTAACACAACTGAAGGATTAGAAGTGGTTAATGTTCCACAATCCTTACATGAGATAGCATACGATTTTGCTACAAAAGGTATTACAACTACTATTAATACTACTGGTGGTTCAGAAGTTTTTAACGTCCCGTTTCCAAATGATTGAAGAAGGTAAATTTTCTGACTTTTATCATAAAGCAAGAAAAAAAGTTTTAAAAAAGAAGGAAGAAAAGAAACCTGAAAAGGCACAAGATGCTGGTGCTAGAGCACGAAGAGTATTGAAACGCAAAGAACATGCTAAGTATGTGTCGGGATCGACAGAAAACGTTCCCGATAACATACGAGACCATAAGGAATTTTATAAATAAGTTCAGTTTTGCGAAGAATTAATGACAAGCCTGATTGATCCGAAAAAATATACCAAGACCGTTGACCTATTAAGGTCATTTTTTTTGTCTAGAGGTTTTTATACAGTTTAGATTACTATATAGTTTAGTTGCGTTTAGCAAATGACTTGTACAGGAACACTCCCAAAAGAGGTAGTTCTCGAAGCACTTAGGTGTTGTAGAGATGTTTATCCACATGAACAAGACTATCTGGTTAGTAGGAAAGTTGCAGGACATACTATTCTTGCAGTAGAAGGTACGAATGAAACTACTGATTGGATTACTAATCTTAAGTTTTTAATTAAGAGGGATGATTGTCATAGGGGATTTAAAAATAATGCTAATAGAACATTAGCACAATTAGTAGTTGCCTATGAAGGATTAAACCCAGAAAGAAAACTTGTTATTGCAGGTCATTCACTTGGTGGTGCTACTGCCACATTAATAGCAGATCTCCTTTGGGAATCTGGTAATACAAATATTGCACTTATTACTGCTGGTTCACCAAGACCTGGTGGGCGTAGATTGAAAAGGAGGATTAAGGATCTTGAACACTACAGGTTTGTACACGGTAATGATATTGTGCCAACGACTCCTCCATGGCTTGCTGGATATGTTCATACTCATCCAGTTACTAAACTTGAGGACGCAAACGACACAAGATTTGATGGGGTCGCAGATCATAACATGGGCGACTACTATGACGCAGCAGTAAAACACTACGAAAATCACGAGTAATGTGGAGTCTTCTTCTACCTCTCGCTAAGAAGGTAATCATAAAGCAGTTGGCAAAACCAACTGTTAAAAAATTAGTTATTGAATTGTTGGAAGCAGTTGTCAGAACTACTGAAACTGATCTTGATGATATGATGCTTAAGAGGTTGAAGAAGTCAATTCTTGCCCCTACGGGTAAACCACTCTCTAAGCAATTGCTTGGGGAGCAGAAAGAATTATAAATATTGATATAAAGTTTAAGGAAAGTCAAATGTCACTTTGGGGAAAAACTGACACTAGTGGTGACGAACCAAAGTTCGGTGCAGCACTTAATTCAGCCACTTCAGCAACAATAGAAGTATTTGGTGTAGATGCCACCGAGCAAGGTGTTGCTACGGCTGCTTCTGGAGATGCTGGTAAATATGCTCCACAACATGCAGGTTGGGTAGGTATTGCAACTCATATGGATTGCCACGGTAATTTAAGAGTTAAAAATGAAACTCTTGTAGCAATGGGTTCTATAACTGGAGACCAATCAGACGACGCAACATTCGCAGATAGTTAATTAATGGTTTAGTATGAAATTTGATGAATTGAATGAGAGCAATTATATGCTCTTCGCTATAAAATTCTACGACAATCCACAAGCAGTTACAAAGGACGACTTTGAATCTGACTTGAAAAGGATTCGTTATATAAAACGACTGCTGAAAAGATATAAGAATACTGGTGAGTTAAAGATTCATCTTATATTGAATCATATTACTATATTGTTTAATGTCTTTAATGAAGCAGCAGTCCCTTTGTTATTTTATAATTTGGAAGAAGAACTTTGGCCTTGCATTAAAAGTTTTCTAGTATTTTTAAATAGAATACCAGAATACCCAAGAACAAAGATTAATGATATAGAAGTAGATGATGATTGTCTTAAGCAATTAAATACAGTTTAATGGACATCAATAAAGCCATTGAAATTATTAGAGAATCTAAGAGGAAGTCTAAATGTCCTCCAGGTTCTAAGTGGGATAAGAAATTAAAATCCTGTGTTCCAAAAAAATATTCTGGTAAAGGAGTATATTTGGGATGGGGAAGAAATCGTGATGAAAAAGATGAGGGTGATGATGATTCTAAGAAGAATGGTAAAAACGGGTCTAATGGGAATGGGCATAATAATGGTGGCTCTGGGAACGGTAATGGTGGTAACGGCAACGGTGGAAATGGTGGTGGAGACGGAGGTGGTGGAGAGTGAAAACTTTTAATCAATTCCAAGAAGCTGTTTTAGCGATACCTGCTGCTGCTGGTGTTATAAGTAAAGTTCTCCCTGCTGCTGCAGCAACTATCGGTGCTGCTGGAACAATAATGCAGATTAAAAATAATCAAGGACCAGGAATAAAAGATGGTTCTAGTACAAAAAAAGGTGGAGTTTGGGATAACTTACCTAAAGGAAGAAGTGGAAATAAAAATCTTACGGGTATTGCTAAAGAAGTAATGCGGAAAAGGAATAAAGATATTTTAAAAAAATATATTAAGGACAAATATGGTAATAAAGATAAACTAACAGGTGGAACATTACCAGAAGAAATGATGGGTGGAGGAGCACCAACCAATAATGTTGGTGGTGGTCAAATTGCTGGTACTGTAGAAGCAGGAGACGATCCTCCAGTAAAGAAGAAAAAAAGTAAGAAGAAAAAAAGTAAGAAGAAAAAGAGATATGTTTACGGTGGAAAAGGATCCCGTAAGATGTGGATGACCTAGATTTCCTAGATCGTATATAAAAAAATAGTGTAATAAATATTACGGTATATCTACCTATAATGGAGAATAATAGTCCCCTGATACAAAGATTAGAAAGAGTTATCGATACTCTACAGGACAACTCCGTGAAGATGGGGCAGATGCTTGCCGTCCACGATGAGAAGTTAGACAAACAGGATAGAATCGATGCGGTATTATTCGAGAAAGTGGAATCGCTTCATAGAGAAGTTAACCGTCAGAGTTCGGAGATTAAAGCAGGATGTGAGAGAGATATTCGCAAGGTAGATGATCGT